TTTACTATTCAAAGTTTTAGTGATACGGCTAACGATGCAAAAACGAAAGTTACAGATGCATTAAAAGATCAATATGATGCACTTGGAGGAAGAGCAGGACTGCAATCTTTGGCAACAAAATATTTTGCATCACAGGCAATTTCAGTTTTTGGTGGAAATGTATCTGTAGATCAAATACTTGCTAGGGAACAAGGAATAATATTTAATCCAAATATGGAACTTTTATTTAATGGTCCAACATTGCGTGGATTTGGGTTTTCCTTTAAATTTACTCCTAGAACCAAAGAAGAAGCAGAAGAAGTTAAAAATATTATAAGAGTGTTTAAACAATATATGGCACCAAAGACAACAACAAGTGGTGCTGCTTCTGCTACTACTGTTACTTATTTGGGTACACCAAGTGTCTTTGAATTGTCTTATAAAAAAGGACCTGGAGGACATCCATACTTAAATAAATTTAAGCAGTGTTTTTTGGAAAATATGTCGGTGAATTATACTGGAGAAGGTACTTATGCTACTTATGAAGATGGTGAACCAATATCAATGATAATGACATTACAATTCAAAGAAATTCAACCAATTTATGATGAAGATTATGATGAAGCAGATACCACAGTAGGATACTAAAAATGGGATACTTCAGAGAACTACCGGATGTAGAATATCAGTCATTTTTGTCTGATGCAATTTCATCTAAAGACTATCTACTAGTTAAAAACTTATTCAGAAGAAATAAGTTGCGTGATGACTTACAGAATGTTTTTACACTCTTCAATAAATATCAAATCCCTGAAGGTGCAAGACCTGATGTTGTTGCAGAAGAATTTTATGGAAGTGCAGAACTTGATTGGGTTGTCCTAATGACTGCCGGTATTATCAATGTCAGAGATGAATGGCCCCTCTCAAACTATCACTTATATTATCATGTGGAAAATAAGTATGGTGTTGAGAACTTATCAAACATTCATCATTATGAAACAATAGAAGTTAAAGATTCAAAAGGTAGATTAATTCTTCCTGCTGGTAAAGATGTCAACGAAGATTTTACCTTAAATTATAGTGATGATGGGTCTAAAGTTTCTTTATCAGGTGATGATGTAAGAAAAGGAGTTACCAATTGGGAATATGAAACTCGTAAGAACAATGAAAAATCCTCGATTTATTTACTAAAACGAGGATATTTACAACAATTTTTAAATGATATGAGAGATATTATGACTTATGGATTGTCTTCTCAATATATCAATGAATCACTGATTCGCACCGAGAATACCAAAGTCACAATCCCTAACTAAACTCAGTCTGCTGCGAGTGCGGCAAAGTATGAAAGAGTATCATCATCTTCATTAGAGGATCCGGTGATATCAGGATCATTGAAACCACCACTATCACCACTCAGAGAATTGAGTTCGTCCTTCATCGATTGTGGCATAGGTTCTCCACCACGATTTTGCTGACGGAACTCTTCTTCTTCCTCAATGCTCTCTTGGTCTTGGAACTTAGTTGTGCCCTTGATACCGAGCACATAGTCCAGACGCTTCTTCAGAGCATCATAGTCCTTGAACTGGTCAGGAGCAACAAACTCTTGGAGAGAATACTGCTTCTTCCAAATTGCTTCCATTGCATCATCATCGTCCAACAGAGCATCTTGACGTGCAAACTCTGAAGANTCATAGTTACGATAACCNGCAACGTTCTTTGCCTTCAGTTTGAAGTTAGCACCCTGCCAGAAGTCGAACGGATCGATTGCTTCCTCGTCCTCAAACTCAGGTTGCATTGCGGCAGTAATCTTATCAAAGATCTTCTTACCGAACTTATACAGGAAGACTTTACCCTCGTTCTCGGGATTAGCAGGATCCTTCACCACATAGATGTTAGCAACGTAGGTCAGTTTACGCTTCTGCTTACGTGCTTGATCTTTACCACTATCAGTGCCGTTATTCCACAGCATCGTGTTGTACTCGGACACGGGATCCTTTTGTCCCAAAGTTGTCAGAGAATTCTCAATGTACCAACCACCAGGACCTTGGAAGGCATGAGAATAAAGTTTAACGAATGGAAGATCTTCACCATTCGGGGCAGGAAGGAAACGAATTACGGCATAACCATTACCGCTCTTATCACACTCAAGTTTCCACAGACGATCATCGCCTGAACTACCTGCATTATTCATTTTTTCGACTTCCTTGACCAGTTTCTGAGTCAGGGAGCCAAGTTTAGATTGCTTTTTAAGATCAGCAAAAGACATTTAGATTACCTCGGATTTGTTTGGATTTGGGAGATTTACTTGGATAGTATAGCAAAGATTGCCTCAACCGTCAATATAGTTTTTGAGAGAGGAGATTGTGGCATTCATACTATCAAATAAAGTTTGCATATCAGTCTCTGGTGGAAAACCCATCAGTGCGACTGACTTGCGAAGGTTCTCTTTCATCTCAATTGCTTGAGGGTCGTCTGAAAGAGATAACCTAGTATACATCACTCTTTGCTTTTCGAGCAAGGTTGTGAGGATATCAACATGTTCAAGTTTTTCTTCACGGGACATCGCACTGAAAGTCATAAGACTTCCATAGATTTTTTCTTGTAGNCGATTAATTTCACTCAGTTCTTCTTGAATGATTTCGGATTCAAAAAAGTCACTCATCTACAATATCCCTTAAAATCTTTTTGTACTTGAACATATCAAGGTTATTTAGNAATGGAGAATATTTTTTGAATTTTAAGACTGACNGTTTCCCATATAGGATCATTCAGTTTCTTATCAAACTTATTCCCGAACAGGAATATTTTATGGTAGATCACTAGGGTTTCTAGTGAAATATTCCCGCCCAGGAACTTTTTAAGAACGATTGGATGACCTTTCGAACAGTCGAAAACACTCTCTAATTCGTTCTCCGAGAACAATTTTTTGCTTTGCTCTTTGAACAAGTAGGTCAAACTCTGTTGTCTCTTTGTCCATTCTGAATATGTTCTTTCCCCATCGTTTATGATTGAACCAATCCATAGATTTTGTGGGTTATCGGCAGAAGAAAAATTTGATACAAGAAAATCTACGACTTCCTTATCATTATATTTACGACTGGTTTTTTCAAACCAATATTTATCGGAACGACGGTTAAAGGAAGTAATAGTTGCTCTAACTTTCTTATTATATTTAAAGTAATCGTAATTTACATTACTGAAATGTGATTTTTGGGCAAGGTATTCGCAATAAACTTGATAGGGAGTCACCTTCAAAGTGTTAAATTATCTTACTGTGTATTATGACATACTTCAAGAATATTGTCAATAGACGACAAAGGGTACATTACATTTTCTTTTTCCACTTATCTTTATTTTTCTGATAATACTCTTTCATATATGCTTTCTGTTTTTCACTATTTTTCTTTCTGTATTCTTTTTTGTATTCTTCGTCATTTCTTTTGTATCCCTCTGCTTTTCTTCTATAATATCTTTCTCTTGTTTTTTCATTGTATTCTTCTTTACTAATATTAGAATACCAATAACTACCAAGTTCTTTTTTTCTTTTCTGGTAATATTCTTTTTTCTGTTCTCTTAATCTTTCTTTATTATTCTCCCTATATCTTTTTTGACGGGCAGCAATTCTTTCTTTATTTTTTTCAGTATATTTTTTTCTATCAAAATTTTTACCTCTAGTATAACCTCCACCACCTTTACATTGATTATTCAATATTCCACCATCAATTTTTCTACCATAAAATTCTATTAACCACTCTTCAAATAAAAAACATTCATCCTCATAATCAAAATATTTTATTATTACTCTTCTATCTAATGGAGGTAGAGGTAAAAATTTCCCACCATTTAATCTATGTCTTTGGTTTATTCTTTTACCAGAACCTTTACCAACATAATAAGGAGTTCTATCCTCTCTCAAATAGAGATAAACGTAATACATTTCTGCTTTGACTGTCGTTGCAATTATTTATACAAGAAAAGGGTCATAAAGACCCCATTCTGCTTGAATAACGACAGACAAGCACTATTATTTAGTTATACTTTCATATAGGCAGTTTTGCTCTCGAAGTTTTAGAAGTTGCTTTCATAAAATTGAGTCTCGTAGCATCCCACTTTAGTTTTTCTTTGAGTGGTTTTGAGACCAACTTCGTCACCGATTCTACCTCAAGTTCGTTCACTTCGCAATAGTGAACGATGGCATCAATATAATTGATTTTTTCTTCAGCAACAATCTTCTCAATTTCCATTGCAAATTTGGAAGGTGTGAGAAATTTATTTGCAATTGCCTGCTCTAGTTCTTTATTCGGTTCCATAGAGTTCCAGTTTATCTCTAACAAACTTTCTAATATATTCGGTAAGAAGTTTGATGTACTTTGATTTGTCTCGTTCTTCATA